CCTGCAGCGTGGTGGCTGTGGTCCCGTCACGTTGGAAAAAATAGAAGTTGCCAGCACTCGACTTGAATGGACCAGCCGGCGGGCAGACCGTGGTGGCAACGCCCACGATCGGGACGGTAAAACTACCACTGAAGGCGGCAACGTCTGGTGTCTCGATCGCCGCCAGGCTGTTGGTAGCCGTGCTGCTTCCGGCAAAAGCGGCGACATCCACAGCCTCAGTGGCAACCAGCGTCCCCTGGTCCGATATTGTCCCGGCAAGCGCCGCCGCATCGGTGGCTTCAGTGGTCGCCAATGTCCCGGTGACACCGTAGCTACCCGCGAAGACAGCGACGTCGGGGGCTTCGGTTGCGGCCAATGCCAATGAGACAATGTAGTCGCCCGTGAACGCGGCGACATCGACGGCCTCTGCAACGGCAAGATCGCCATTATAGAGTGAGGGCAGCGGGGCAGGCGCCCAGAATTTAAGACCTACCGCACCAGGTGGGACCAGAACCATGACCGCCTCACGATCAGTTCAGTGATCTCCACACATGCCATTTTGGAATGAGGGATGGCGCCACCGAGAAGGTCATGCCGATCCACAAGGCACTGGCGATCGAGACGTCGACGCTCGCGGTGGCGGTGCCGCCGACATAGACCACGGTGGCGCTGGACGCCGTCGCAACGGCACCGCCTGCGCCAAATTCACCAGTGCCATAGACGACCGAGTTGGTGCCGGGCAGACCGACGGCCCGAAAGATCAGATTGTAGCGGAACAGGAACGGGGCGGTGGTGATCGAGGGCACCACGGTCTGCGCGCCGGAAGCACCGATCGAGACGCCGCCGATCACGGTGCCGAAGCGCGGCGTGATCGTCAGCGTGCCCGACGCGCCCGTGGTTAGCGTGCCTCCCACCAGCAGCTCGTAGACCTTGCCGGTGCGCGGCTCGTTGGCGGCGATCGGCGTCAACGCCGTCGGCAGCAATACGGTCTCGGTCGTCGCCGTGATCGTCGTGTAGTCGACGCCGAGCGGCTCGACCAGGGTGTCGGCGAAATACTGACGCGACATGGTTTCCTCAGCTGTGGGTGATGGTGCCGGAACTGATGGTCACGGTGCCGCCGGAAGTGATCGAGGTGGTGCCGAGAATGATGTCGGTGCCGCTTGTCCCCACCGTGAGACCGCTCACCACCGTAGTGCCGCCATTGTTTCTGAACTCCGCAAGAGCTGCAGTGCCGGTGGCCGATGCCGTCACCGACAACGGGACACCTTGCAGAGTGGCGACGGCTCCAGAAACGGTCAGCGGGTTGGTCGGCAGCGCCAGCGTTGCCAGTACGCCCGTGGCGCCACTCAACAGATTGGTGCCGATGACGAGTTGTCCCGCCGTCGCCGATCCGGTCGAGGCCGCGGCGGTTTTGCCGGCAACCAGGTCCGAGACCAGCTGCATGCGGTTGGTCTTCAAGGTCGCATTATAGACAACGCTCATCGCACTTGCTCCCTGCGTTTGCGCATCAGCTCGCGCTGATAGGCGTTGCGATCAAACCTTTGTTTGGGTTCGAGCATCTCTTCCTGTTTCATGTCTTCCGGCGTGAGCGGACCAGTAGCCTGGTAAATTTCACGCCACGGGTCTTGCGCAACAGCAGCGGCGCCTTCTTCTTCAACCGCGCGATAAGCTGCTTTTGTGTTTTCTGCATGTGGCTTCTCTTTTGGTTTCGGCGGCTCGTCCCACAGCGGACAATGGCCGAGGCGATGCTCTTCGCCGCAGATCTTGCAGAAGGGTAATTTCATGTGAACGACAGCTTGACCTGGCCGAGACCGCCGGGACCACCCGTGCCGGTCCACGAACCGCCAGCACCGCCACCCGGCTGCACGCCTGGCGTCGTGATGGTGCCACCGCCGACGCCGTCGATGCCGGCGCCACCATCCGGTGTTCCGCCAACTCCGTGCGTAGCACCGCTGCCGTTACCACCGTTGCCAGCCGAGCCAGCACCGCCGCCACCGCCGTTGCCGTTGGTGCCCGAGCCACCCGTGCCGCCTGTAAAGTTGGTGGTGCCGATGGTGCCGGCGCCACCCAGGGCACCGCCATTGCCATTGATCCCACCGCCATTGCCGACGCAGCCGTTTGAACTTGGCTGCGCATTGGCCGAGGAGTTGACCCAGCTATTGCCACCGACCGTGCCAAAGGCATTGGTCCCGGTGCCGCCAGCCGCAACATTGTAGTAAATCGCCTGGCCGGTCGTGACCGCGATCGTGAACCTGGAATAGCCACCACCGCCACCGCCGCCACCCGCAGCAGAACCGTTACCACATCCACCACCGCCACCACCCCAGGCTTCGCCAACCAGCGTTGTTGCGCCGCTGGGAGTTACAAAGCTGCTGGCGCCCACTGCCGTGAACGTGAACGAGACCGGCGTGAACGTCGAAGAGGTCGTTGCAGGGCTGGACGCTACGACGTTGGAATTTCCTGAACTGAATTGAACGATGAAGCCGTAGTAGGTCGTGGAGATCAACAGCCCGACAGCACTCGCGGTGTTGACGCCCGAGGCGGCGGGCTTCGAGGTCGCATAGGGTGCTGCACTGCCGGAGGCATCCTGTCCCGCAATGATTTGTGCCGCACTTGGTGTCGAGCTGTTGGTGGTGACGACAAAATAGATCGTGCCGAGCGCCGAGTTGGAAGTCGCACCGACGGTCGCGGTATTGGACCCGGTCGTGACCAGCGTCGGCAACGTCAGCGTGGCGGGCGGGACAAACGAGAACACCATCCTGACCTGGCCGTTGCCGCCAGCGCCGCCCGTCCCGAAGTAAGAGCCGCCACCACCGCCACCTGGTTGTGACGCCGTCGTCGTGACATTGCCGCCGATGCCATCGACACCGTTGCCACCGTCGGGCGTTCCGCCGTTGCCGTGGGTACCGTTGACGCCGTTGCCGCCATTACCCGCCGAGCCGGCGCCACCGCCACCGCCGGTCCCCTGATTGGACGAACCCGCCGTGCCGCCCGTGAAGTTGGTGGTGCCGACGGTGCCCGCACCGCCGAGTGCGCCACCCGAACCGTTCTGCCCGCCACCGGCAGCAACGCAGCCGTTCGAGCTTGGCTGTGCGTTGGCAGCAGCATTGACCCAGCTGGTTTCACCGACAGGCGCGAGCGCACTGGAGCCTGCGCCGGCATTGGCGACATAGTAGTAAACCGTCGCACCAGCCGTGACCGGTGTCTGGAATTTGGAATAGCCACCGCCGCCGCCACCGCCGCCCGTCGGCGTGCCGGTGCCCGAGCCGCCGGCACCACCGCCCCAGGCTTCCGCAACCAGCGTATTCATACCCGCCGGGACGACGATGCTGCCGGCGCCGGGCGTGGTGAACAGAACGGGGGGATCGAGATAGCTGCCGACGAGTGCCGCTACATCCGGCGTCTCGTTCGCGACCAGCGTGTTCGGCAGGCGACCGCCCCCGCTGTTACTGGCCTCCGCTCCGAGCAAACCGAAGTTGAAGAAGCCGGCGACGCTCATGTGACAGGAACTCCGTTCCGTCAGGGGTTCGCGATCGCCGAAAGCGTTTGCCCGCCGACGACCCCGAAATATTCCGGCACGCCCGCCACCATCACAAGATTGGCGGCGGTCGCCACGCCGCCGACCCGCACCGAGGTGCGAACTTCACAGACCACACGAATAAATTTGGTGTCGGTGCCGAACGCTGCCGAGGTCTGCACGCCACCCGCGACATCCAGCACCGCCTGGTCTCTGAGCGCCGGCAACGCCGCGATCTGCGCGAGCTGACCCGAGCCGCCCTGACCGAGGGCTGCAAATTCCGTAATCGTGACCCGCGATGCCATAGCTTGCTACTCCGAATTATTGCGATAGGATGGCTTATGAGCGACGATCAGATCCAGGACCGCTACCGCCGCGAAATGAACACGCTGGCCCATGTGCTGGACGAGCATTTCAACGACGTCGAACAGCCCAAGCTGACGTGCTTCGTGCTGCTGGTGACGGAGTTCGACAACATGAAGGGGCGCGTCAATTACATCAGCAACGGCCAGCGCAAAGACGTCATCGTAATGTTGAAGGAAGTCCTCGCGCGCTTTGAGGGTCAGCCCGCACAGAAAGGTCGCGCGTAGCGGGTTCTTCTTCCATCTCCCACTCGCAGAGCTGCACGCCGAAGACGTCGTACATATGATGATGAGACAACGGCACCTGGCGCTCGATCACCATCGCCGCCTGGCGCATGATTTCCGCAATCCTGGCTTCGGGATCAGGGCCTTTGATGTTGGTGATGAAGGTGAAGCGTGTCATGGCAATCTCCGAACGTGAAGAGAAACTTGAAGAGGCTCTGCAACGGCTCGTGTCCTGGAGTGAAGCCTATCCACCCGACGCTTACGGCCATCCAGAGTGGCTCTCCGCATCCTATTGGCGGTTGCCGGGTGGCAGCGCAGGCGCTCCCCGTGCCTATGGCGGGAGTGGCGGTGGCGCGAGCGTTTTTGTCGGCAACATTGACGGCGCGGGCGGACATGGCGCGATGGGACCGGCGCCAACCGAATGAAACTGATCCGCGTCGTCGCCCCACACTTCGTCGCCGGCTTCGAGAGCGACGGCATCGTGCAACGCGCAGCGCCGATCCTCAAATACCTGGTCGGCAAAAGCGACGACGAGGCGCGAACCTACATCAAGCGCAAAGGATGGCAGGCCTCGATCATCGAGACTTACGCCGCTCCCGCAGCCTCCTGACCCGCTCCGCACCGGTCATCGGCGGCGTTGCCCCAGGCTTGCCGGCCAGCAACATCTTCAAGTAAGCCACCTCGCCCGTGAGCCGCTCGATCTCTTTTTCCGCCGCGGCCAACTTCGACGGCGCAACAGACCGCGGCACTGTAACGATCGGCGTTACAGGGGATGTAACGCCTGGCGTTACACTCGTTACATCAGCGCAGACGCGCGCCCAGTGCTTCTTGCCGCATATCCGACAGACAGGTGCTTCCATAATGGGACCAGCTCAAAAAGAGGGCGGCGAAGTATTTGAAGGGGGCGGATTTGCAGGGGGTCTTGCCAGAATAAGCATGCTTTGCTTTTTTTATTTTCCCCTCCCCCCGTCTCCAGGCCCGCGATCGGACCCCTCCCCCACCCCTATCGGACCAGGGGGACGAGGTGCAACACGCTAACGCTCGTTTGCCTGTTGCGGTTCATGCTCGATCGTCATGCCATCACCGACATCAGCGACCTGGCCGGCAGCGATCGCCTGCAGCTGCGCATCGGTCAGCTGCTTGATCTGGTGCAGATGCTGATGCTCCTGGTACTTCACGTCTCGCCACTCGTCGGGCGCTGCGTTCTTCAGCGCGAATATGGCAGCTGTCGTCTCGGCGCCCTTCCTCGATCGCAGCAGCTTGCCCTCAAGCCAGTTCGTCCTGCCGGCGCGCCCGCGAGACACGGCGAGGGCAAACTCTCGGTGGCGTGCCATCCACTCATACACCGTCGTCCTGTCCTTCCCGATCTCCCCGGCGAACGCTGTTAGACTAAATCCCCTCGACATGTATTGCCTGGCCATCTCACAGAACGCTGGATCGTACTCACTCGGTCTGCCGCCAGGGTGCTTGGGATCAGGCGCCAGGTGAGCCAGCATGCGTGTCTGCGGGAACGGCGCCATCTCAGTGCCTCTGGTCGTTGGGCGTCTCAGCGGGCTGCGCTGGGCGCCTGAAGGTCGGTAGCTTGGCAATGATACCACGCAGCACGTCGGCCACGTCGGTTCCCGTGAATACGAGTTCGTCGCCTGCCTCGTCAAAGATCTGGGCTAAGGCGGTCAGTGCCTTCTCGACGTTGTCAGCCATTACGGTCGCTCCGCTGGTAGCTGCAGGATCGTGGTCACCACAGGTGTTAGGTCCGAGAACAGCGCGTTGCAATGGGAACAACGGAACCAGGTCAGCGTCTCGCCGTCGGCGCCAGTTCCACCACGCAGGTATGGCCAGGCGGTGCGCAGCGTCTCAGCGTGACACTTGGGACAGGCTGTCGCGTCTGCCTCTGCCTTGTGTGATTGTTTCAATCGCTCTCTCCGTCAGCTGTCGCTCGCGCCATCGGTGTTCTCTCGCGGCGCGGTGTGTGGCCTTGGCCAGCATCTTGTGGCGCAGCGCCCTGGCGCCGTGTCGATCGCGTGTGGTGTCGCTCATCGAGGATCTCCCCGAGTTGACAGCTGCAACAGGCTAACCTATAAGGATGTGGCACAACCAGGGGCACCCCATGAAACACGCTATCGCCTACATCCGCGTCTCGAAAGCCAGCCAGGGTCGTTCCGGCCTTGGCCTGCAAGCTCAACAGGAAGCCATCGCGCGCTTCGCCATCGCCGAGAGCTTCGACGTCGTCCAGGTCTACACCGAAGTCGAAACCGGCAAAGGCGCCGATGCGCTCAATCGCCGGCCACAGCTCAAGACCGCATTGGCGGAAGCCAAGCGGATCAACGCACCCGTCATCGTCGCCAAGCTCGATCGCCTGTCGCGCGATGTTCACTTCATCTCAGGCCTGATGTCGCACGGCGTGCCGTTCATCGTTTGCGACATCGGCGCCAACGCTGATCCGTTCATGCTGCACATCTACGCAGCTCTCGCCGAACAAGAGCGCCGCATGATCTCCAATCGCACCAAGGTGGCGCTGGCAGCTGCCAAGCAACGCGGCACCAAGCTTGGCTCGCCGACCAGCCCGGCCTTGCTGCGCAAGCGTGCGGATGATTTCGCGGAAGGCTTGCGCGAGGTTCTCCAGAGCATCTTGAAAGAACCTTGGGCGACGTCGTCGCGCGCTGTTGCCTCTGAACTGAACTTGCGCCGCATCCGAACCCATACCGGCGGCGAGTGGCAGTCGATGACGGTGCTGCGTTTGCTGAAGCGCCTGGAGCTGACGACGGGGTAAGGGGGGCGCCATAACCCCGCCGCCAAAACAAAAAGCCCTTGGGCATCACACCAGGGGCTTTTGCATGTCTGACGCAAATCAGACACCTACCAAAAAGTGATGCCAAAACGCCCCGCTGTCAATCCGGCGTCGCGCTTGCGATCGCCTGCCCACTACCTGTCCGTCGTTTCCGGTTCCGCCCACTGTCGCGCTCGCCTCGCGCGCCTCAGCGCCGATCGCAGTCGCGCCAGAATTGTGACAGCCGATAGCCGGCCTCAGCGAGGATGATCCTGGCCTCGTCAGCGGCATGCCAGGGCGATCGGTAGCCGAGGATGAAACCGGTATCGCGTAAGCTGAGATCAAAGCAGGCGACCTGGTCGGCCACGATCCCTGGCCGGCGCCCGATCGCAATTTTCGCATCTCGATAGGCGTCACGGTGATCCTGCTGGCGCTCGCTCTTCGCCAGGCCGCTCATCGCGCCAGGGTCGAAAGCATAGATCCGATTGAGGTCGACGCTCTGCATGGGGCCTTGCAGACCGCCAGCCAGCCAATGCGCGGCGTATCGCTTCAGCGCGTAGTATTCCGGCCCCGAGATCTTGTGACGCCTGTACGCCCTTCCCAAGGCATCGTCGCACATCACAATGCGGCGGGCCGATCGTGTTCCAACGTCGGTGAAGTCGCCACGGGCATGGATGAAGCGTTGTTCGGTCGGGCCTGCCGTGTCTTCGGCAACACGCT